TTTTAAAGATAAATATAATACTAGTTGAATGTTTTTAGATTCAACTTGTCTTTACTAGAACTAAAAGTAAAATAATCGTTTTTTATGATGCAATCTTTATAAATTTCTTTGATAATTTTTTTTACAAATTCTTTTAATTGTGAACCTTTAAAATCCATTTCTTGTTTTGTAAAAAGATTAATTTCAAGATTCATAAATGATTTTTTATTTACTTGAATTCCACTAGTTCGCAGGTCCAAATCAACTATAAATTTTTCTGAAAAAAAATCTGAATTGATACTTTGGTAAACAGAATGTTTAATATTTCTAGATAAGTTTCCAACAACTCGTTCCCAGTTTTCGGATTCTTGAACTGGGCAGACCCAAGTTTGTAAGTTTATGTATAGAGATTTAAGGTTTTTTGAATCGACAGTGCCAAAAGATGTTTTTAGAGATTCGTATTGATTAAGCTTAACCGTCTTACCTTTTTTCATTAATATAGAAGTTGAATATGGTTTATTTTTATGAAAAAATAACAAACTTTTCAACATTTCCAAATATTTCTATTATATGCTAATAGTTCAGGTAAACCAAAACATTGAAAAAGCTTTAAAGTTACTTAAGTCTAAAGTTATTAAAACTAGACAAAACCAAAAATTAAATTCTAAGAAAGAATTTGTTAAGAAATCCGAAAAAAAAAGAACCTCAAAAATTAAGGCTGAATATATTCAAACACTCAAGAATCAAGAACAATAGATTCTTCTAGTTTTTTTAGACGAACATAACTAATTTGGTCAAACTTTTCGATTTCAATTTTTCCAATTGTCTCACTGATTTTTGACTTTAAATCCATATCGTCTTCTTTACTTGATAAGACTTTAAGTTTGTTAACTGCAGACTCTTTTAAATCGCTAAATTCTTTTTCAAGGTCATTATTGTTTTTTGCTAAAATGTGAAAAATTTCCTTTCTTGAGGATTCATCCAAACTATTCATATATTTTGAAAGTGTTTGATTAGCAATTGAAACCATAGACTTAATAGGAATTTGTGGGATGTCTTTACCAATAGTATGTGTTTCCATCAATTTACTGATAATTGATTTTTTTGAATTCATACGTTCTTTGATATCAACCTTGTTAAAATAAACAACATTATCTATGTGCTCGTAAATGTTTTCAGATTTTTCTCCATTTTTCGGTAAAGAAGTTTTTTCTAGAAGATGTCTCACAACATTAATAGCTTCTTCCAAAAACTCTTTAGCGTCACTTTCAGTTAAACTTTGAGGTTTTGAAAGGTCATCATAAATAGAATATATTTTAGAAAAATATTTGTTTTCTAAAACATTATGTTTAAACTCCTTGAGAGTTTGTTTAAAAGTAGAAGTGTCTTTGTAAGATTCTACTAAGTTTTTTTCGATGATGGATTTAATTTGTCCGAAAGTCATGAGGTCGTTATTATTCACTAATAAATATTATGAATTTAACAACTTATTCAACTCCTCGTCTATTTTACCTAAACTTTGCTGTGCAATACCCAAATTTAAAAATCTGCTCCCATATAAATCAGTTTCAATTAACATATTCATATCTTTGTCAATAACCGATTCCGGGGTGATTTCACCCCCGGCTGGAGCTGGTGCTTCTGGTGCACCACCAGGAATTTCACCCCCTAAATCCTCACCACCTAAGGCATCACCTAAGTCAGGAATACCCCCACCGCCAAATGATGCAGCAGCAGGCTCACTAACCTCTCCTGGAGGCGCTTGAGGAGCACCCTCACCTGGTTTGTTTCCATAAAGTTCATCTAACTGGTTAAAGATTCCAGTTTTAGAAATTACTGTTGGAGTGTTTTTAAGCTCTTCACCAATCGCTCTTTCCATTCTTTGCTGCAGCAAGTCAGTTCTGATTTCATCATCTGACCAATTAAAAATATGTTTTTTAGCCCACGTAGATGAGGATGGTTGAATACCGTTCCCTGGGTCAGAAACTAAATCTCTATACAACAATACTTTTTCTTTCCAAATATCAACTTTCAGCAAATCAGCCTGAGTTGATGGGTTCGTAAGTCCTAGGGTAAAGTTTGAAATTTCTTCTTCAAAACCCAACAAAAATAAATGCACAATAGCAATTTTGTTAAGCTCTTGAATCATAGATTTTTGAATTCTGTTGATTGTACGAGCAAAACGAATATCTTGTAAAGCTAAACTTTTACCATCACCAACAACTTCTTCAAATCCTAGAAATGCTTTAGGAATTCTAAGTGCTGTAACAAGTTTTTTCTGAATGTATTCGATATCGGCAATTTCAGATAAATTCTGAGCTCCGGCCAAAGTTTCAATTGGTGAAGGTGTCGCTGGGTCACGAACAGGTATAAAGTAATCTTGGTCTACCGCCATTTGGTTGAATCTCATATCAACTTGTCCTGTTTTCGAATCAACAATTTGTTCTCTTTTGAACTTGTTAGCCACACGCTGTACATATGATTCGACATCATCATCGTTCATGTTACCAACATAAACCTTGAATACTCTTCTTTCTGGTGCGCGTGAAGTACGATAAATCAACATTGCGTCTTCTGAAAGTAAAAGTTGTTTCCAAATACGACGTGATTTTTCCAACATAGAGGTTCCATACGGTAGTTTTCTATCATCACCTAGAAGTCTAAAGTGAGCGACTTCCCATGGTTGGAACTCCATATTTTGAGTTTTCCAGGTAAATCTTAAACCTTTGTCCTCAGTGTTTTGAGGAACACCAACAGTAGAATTCCTTGTTGCTAATCCTTGTTCAAATCTTTCAATTTCAATATTTGGTAATTGTTGACATCCTACAACACCTTTTTCTGGGTCTAACCTCATGTAAACAAAATTATCACCGTACTTACAGGTGTTTCTTGTCCACATTGCTAAATTAGTATTGATGTCCAATACGTTGTTGAATAAATCAACTAATACAGATTTAATTCTTTTAGATTCAGAATAAACCTGTAGGATAATACCATCCTCATTGGGTGTGGTAGATTCCTCGGCATAAATGTCTAGAGCAGCAGAAATCTCAGGAGTATACTCCATAGATTCGTAATCGTAATATGATGCTAGTCTGTTTGGCTCATAATAGATTGCTTGCGTGTAAAGATTGTTTTCAACCTTTGCAAACTGATTTGCTAAATAGAAAGATTGTTTAGCCTGTAACTTTTCTCTTTCGTATTCACCTTTATCGGTTGTTCTTAAAAGTTCTTTCTTATCTAATTTGTAGACGGGAAAATCTTGATTCATCAAAGCATCAGGACCTAATGCCCTAGATAATCTTTGCCAAACCGTTAAATTTCTATTTTCCATTGCACTAAACTTAAACTATGTGAGTTTAATATAAATAGTTTTACCTGCCAAATAACCAACCATATTTTTCATAGTCGGCCCTTGATGCTGAGTAATTTTTTGTTTGACCCATTCCGGGTTGAGAAAATTGAGGAATAGAAGGGTTGAAAAATTCAGACTTGTCTTTGTTTTCTGTTATTACCGTACTCCACGAATTTAACATAGCTTTTGTGTGGTTGGCCACTTTGACTAAAGAAGGAAAAGCTGCCTCTGCTACATATAGAGCCATAGAAATTGCCATAATAGCATCATCATGATGACCCCTTTGGTGGTCTGGTCTTCCATTAATGTAAATAAAAGTTCCCATTTCATTCATCAGCCTGTTTGAACGTATTTTGAAATCATGACGAATAGCTTCTTCAAGGGCCGCAATAATTTGAACTCTTTTGTTATTGAAATTTATTCCAGGAATTTTTTCTTTAATTTTTGGGTCGTATTTCCACTTATTACTCATATCAACCCCATCAAAATAGAAATTTTCATATCCTAACTCCTGTAGTTTTCTAGCGGTTGCAACACCCATTCCACCTGTTAAGTCAATAACACATAAAGCATTGTACATAATACCCCACTTATATGCGATTTCTGCTAAAGTATCTGGGGGTAGTTTACCGACAAATTCTAAAACTTGTTCTCTAGAATCAAAATCAATAATTTCAATACAAGAAAAGTCTTCGGAATCGCCTCGTGAAACATCTACACCCATAACATATTTGTGACCGTTTTCAGGCTCTTTCCAAATCCAAAGTTGTCCACCAATAAGTTTAGCCTCAGGCTCTTTGATATCGTTTTTTTGAATTGTCTGTAGCATTTGAGAATCAAAAACATTATCTCCAGACCCTAGGAAGTTACACTCCAATTCTTGAGCAACCTTTCTTCTGTCATATTTTAATTTTTTGACCATACTTTCAAACCAAGAAGAACAAGGTTTAAATCCGTCTTCAATGTATTGATGAAGTGTGGAAAGTTGTCTTTCACGTCTATTTTCAGCCGATAAGTCAATTATATTTTCTTTTGGGTACTCATCCTTATTGAGCAGATAATGAACAATATCATTGGTTTTTACCATGTAAAAATCTTTGGTGTATCGGGGGTCTCTATACCAATACATTTCCGTTATCTTGAAATCATTCATGCTTCGTAAAGCTTGGTCGTAGATTTCGTAATAAATTGGGTCAAAGCCGTTTGGTGTTGAAATTACAATGACCTTACCACCAGTTGACAAAGATGCCATACAAGCTGCCCAGAAATCACTATCAGCCTCAATAAAGGCCGCCTCATCAAAGATTAGGGTGGTCGGTGTATAACCCCTTAAAGCATCTCTTGAAGTTGCCACGGCTTTTACTTCACAACCATTAGATAATTTAAAGTGTCTTGCAGAGTTTTTTTCTGGCGCAAAGCCTATACCGACCCAGCTTGGCCATTGTTCAGTAAATCCCCTAATTTTGTTGGCAAATTCAACGGAAGTGTCGAGTTTGTTGGCAATAATAAGAACTTTTTCAGGCTTTTCTTTCCTAGCAAATGCTAATCTTTTACTTGCCCAAGCAGCTGTTACTGTTGAAACACCCGCCTGGCGGTACTTAAGAGCAATATTTTCATTATATTCCTCATAATCTTCAACCAGTTGCACTTGGTCTTGAAACAATTCCAATGGTACGTATTTGGAAACTGTATTATCGTAGGTCTGTAAATAAGTTTTAAGAGCATAAGCAGTGCTTTTCATGCACTTCTTGTACTCTATGATTACTTGTTCTTTAGTCATAAATTCTTAGTCAGGTCGGGAAATCCCTATGCCTGCTAAGAAATCTAAACCATCATCTTCTAAATCTTCACTAGATTCAAAACTTTCATATTCCTCTTTATTTTTCTTAGCCACTTTTATGAGTTCTTCAAACTTATCAGTTGCTTTTGAATTTTTGTCTGAGTCGTCAGAAATTGCATTTCCGACTATTTCCAGAAATTCCTCAGCAGGGAGTTTATAAAGCT